CGAGGCAGATGATCTGCCGTTTGCATTTCACTAGTGCTGAATTGCAGCACGACTTCGCCAAAGCCAAGGGTTGGGACTGCTTCCCGCAGGAGGACGGCAAGTGAGCAAGAAGAAGCCAAAGACAATTGGTGCTTCCTACCCACTTTCGTTTATGGGGTGCGAAGGAGAAGTGATCGTGGAGATGACTCCGACCGAGGCAGTTTCAATGATCGAAAAGGCATGGCAGGAAAACAAGCGACTTCGGCAGGAGAACGCAACCATCACCGCCGAGCGCGACGAGGCGAGGCGGGAACTTTGCCGCATTGAAAGTAGTGCATCAGGAGATCCAAACATGACAAGCCGCGCCGTTGCAGCGGATCTTGGCTGGAACTGCTTCAAGGAGGACGGCAAGTGAACGATGACATCTGGCTTCAGCACGCCGGCGCCACCTGCCTCGGCCCGTCCGACATCCTGTCGCAGCTCATCTCTCGCTACGCAAGCAGCGCCGCGAAGGACTCCTCGTTCGCGGACAAGCGCGCCCTCCGTCAGACCATCGAGGAAATCGCCATGCTGCGAAGAGTCAACAAGGAACTGCGCGAACGCAACACCCGTCTGCTCTCCCAACTCCAGGAGTACGAAGCCCGTGAGTACTAAGCCGCTCATCATCTCCCTCGACGTCGAGACATACGGCGCCTTCTCCTGCTGGGACAAGGGCTCCGGTGCGTGTCCCGACCAGACCGTCTTCAACCCCGCACTCTCCAAGCAGATCGACCGCGTCCACCTGCCGTGCCGCCTCGTCCCGCAGTGCGCCGTGACCATCGTCTCCGGCGAACCCTCGGACCCCACCGGCTGGGAACCGCAGGAGACGGCGGTCTTCGACATGTGCACCGAGCAGCACCTGGTCCTCGACCTGGTCCGCAATGCAGACACCATCGTCGGATCGAACATCGTGTACGACCTGTCGTACCTGCGCGAGTTCTCCGGCTTCGCCTCGTGGCTCGTCGAGTACCCGCTGCCCACCCTGGTGGACACGATCATCCTGTCGTGGCTTCACTCCGGTACCCGCAAGGAGCGCTCGCTCAAGGCACTCGGCCCCGCACTCGGCGCCTTCGCCTACGACCGCACGCTCAAGGCCGGCAAGTTCCCGTTCCCCATGTGCGCCGACGCCATCAAGTACAACGCGCAGGACACGCACAACGCAGTGCTCGCAGCGCGCGCCCTGGCCCAGCGCATCCACGATGAGCAGGGTCGCAAGCTCACGCCGTCCGCCATCATGTTCCACTCCGACCGCCTCTGGAACATCCTCGACCTCTCGCACAACGGCCAGCACTTCAACCGCTACGAGCTGCACTGTGCCGCCGACAACCTGGCCCACACCACCGAAGTGATCGGCGCCGAACTCTACAAGTCGGAGATCTTCACGTCCGGCGAGGGCAGCGGCTCCTCCCAATCTGAGCTGATCGACCGCGCCTCGTCAGCTGCAGCCGACTACATGCTGGAGCTGCACGACTCGCGCCTCCTCGAGTACTCCGACAAGAAGCGAAGCGTCCGCAACAACCGGGAGAACCGCAAGGTCCTGGCCGGCATCCTCCGCGAACGCAACCCCAACGACGCCGACGCCCAGCTCCTCGAGTACATCTCGACCTACGCATCCGAGCACAGCATCGAGCAGGAGATCCGGAAGATCCTGTCCCAGCGGATCCACCGTGGAAACGACGAGTACATCCCGTCCGGATGCTTCACCCTCGGCGACCAGGTCTCCTGCTACCCCTCCTGGTACGGAGCCCCCACCGACGAGGGCGGCGTGCAGTCCGTGCGCCTCTCATGCCGGCGACCCGCAGCCCAGACCTGGTCCAAGGACATCCGCGAACTGATGACCGACCCCACCGGCCAGCGGGTGTGGCGGATGGACATGACCGCATTCGAACTCCGTGTGGCAGCAGCAATCTCCCGCGACCGCAAGATGCGGGACTTCGCCTTTGCCCACGACCCGTACCTCGCCCTGCCCGGCGACCGCAACCTCGCCAAGACCGCCCTGCTGGTGGGGGTCAACGGCGGCGGTCCCGACAAAGCGTGGCGCACCGCCATCGCCACGACCGGCAGGCTCATCACCCTGCCTGAGGTCCGTGCCCTGCCCATCTTCTCCGCCTGGCAGGACTATGCCAACACCCGCTCGGCCTGGTTCGATGACGGCAAGGTAGGCAAGCTCCGCCTCATGGAAGCGGACATCCTCTACACCCACAGCCCTGCCCGCACTATCCACGACACCACTTCGTTCATGGTGCAGGGCACCTCGGCCGTGTTCATGACCATGATCCAGTCCCGACTCATGCAGGACACGGTCGACCAGTACCGCTTCAACCTCCAGCTGCACGACGAGCTGATCTTCACCACCAGCCAGACGAATCCTGCCGTAGTCCGGGACACCATCGCCAAGTCCATCTTCATCTGGTCCAACGAACTGTTCGGCACGAGCCTGCCCTTCACCTTCAAGCTGTCGTACACTGAAGGCACAGGTGAAGCGCGAGTACACCATCCTTGTTGACGAGCGGGAGAAGAAGCCGTTCACCTTCCCCGAGCACATCGTCTGCCTGGATCCATCGCGTGACCCGTGCCGTCAGTCGGGTATCACGGTACGCATCCGCACACAGAAGCGCACGCTCAAGACGGGTGACTACCAGATCGACGGGAACCCAGCCGTCGTCGAGCGGAAGGGATCCATCGACGAGATCACGCAGAACCTCCTGACCCCTGACGGCCGCCGCCGGTTCGCCGATTGCTGCCGCCGTCTCCGGGATGGCACTCCCCGCCCGCTCCTCCTCCTCGAGGGGCTGGTGGGGATGCCTGAACCCAAGGCAGGAAAGCCGCACCCGGGTCTTGCGATCGACGCCCTTATGCGTATCCTGCAGGAGTACGCCATCGGTCTCATGGTCCTCCCCACCGGCACGGCAGGCCAGCGCAGGGCTGCAGGTGAGTGGACCGCCAGGTGGCTCATCACCCAGGACGACCATGTCATACGTCACACTCACGACCGACGCGAAGAACTTCCACCTGGCATCGTTCACTGCGGGAACTGCAGCGACGGCGCCGGTCAAGACGCTGACCGCGACCAAGCCAGCTTCGGCAGCGGGCAGCACGGTGTTCGGTGCGAGCCTGAACTACCTGAAGCTGAAGATCTACAGCAGCGCTAACACTGCATCGCAGAACTTCTACGTCTTCGGCTGGAACTACGTACAGGAGAACAACGCGTACGTTCCGCAGCTCCTTGCATACGTGGTCGGCACCGTCTCGACCACGCAGCAGACCAATCTCCCCGGCATCGGCAGTGCCTACGAGATGACCTCGTGGACTCTCTCGCAGGGAGACGCCAAGCTCTACAACGGAGCGACGACCACCACCCCGGGTGGCTTCATCCTCGTCGACACACTAGGCTGCGAGTACATCGAGGTGTTCTCCTACGCAAGCAGCGGAACCCCCACCATCACCGTTCTCTACGCGGGGCTCTGATGCTGCAGCGTTCGAGAACCAAGTACATGTACGGCAATACGTTCTTCCGCACTCAGCGGGAACGAACGAAGTCCATTGCAGACCAGACGCTCGGCACCCTGAACTGGAACAACATCAGCGGATTCGCCAACGATGGCGCGAACGGAAACTTCGTGACCGTAACCGGGTTCACGAACACCTCCGTCCTTGAGATCAGCGTACCCGCAAACACTTTCTGGGAAGCAAACGGCGGATCCCTTCTGATCTACACGTCGCCGACCTCAAATGCCAGCGACATTACAAACTCGAACATTATCACGGTAGATCCGTCGGTCACGGCAACGAGCTACTACACGATCAGGCCGGGCGACATCGTGTCCTTCAACGCATACTGCGACATACCAATCGGTCCTCTCACGTTTACGGTGAGAAACTATTTCGGTAGCAAGGCGACCATCGACACCTTCACTGTTACATTTACCTGACCATGACAAGCACGCCTGGTTTCGTGGCTGTTGCGACCAACGCAACCATCGACACCTTCCAAGTGCAGATTGAAACATGACTATGCAAACCTTCCTTGCATCTGAGTCAATCTCCATCAACCAGTGCGTCTCGCTCACGACGACGCCTGCTCTGGTCTCGCGATCCACCGAAGGCAAGGTTGTGCTCGGAGTATCCGCCACCACGGTTGCAGCCGGCCAGCCCGTCGTCTTCCAGGACGGTCCCGCATACCAGGTGATCGCCGAGGGAACCATCACATCCGGCGACCTTCTAGTCCCCGGCACTACGCCCGGCTCGCTCATTAAGAGCGTGACCGGCGGGCAGTTCATCGCCATCGAGTCCAAGACTTCCGGCAACGTCTTCAACGCATACCGAGCCTGACATGACCACACCCACCATCCGAGCGTCCGGCACCATTCCCGCATACGCGTGCGTCAAGATGACCACCACGCCCGGCTTCGTCACCGTCGCCACCGCCGCGACCGACACCGTGTTCGGCGTCAATGGCCCCACACCTGCGCTAAATAACGAGCCGGTCAATCTCCAGTCAGGAGATGTTGTTCAGCTGCTTGCTGGCGGAACAATTGTTTCTTCTGATCTTGTTATACCCACCTCCGGCGGAGCAGTAATTACAACAACTTCTTTCAATGCTCAGTTTGTTTCTACTTCAAGTGTTACATCTGGAAGAACATTCTCGGCGCAGCGGGTGGGATCGGTGGACAGTCCCGAGGCTGGTGTGTACGGGAGCAGCCGTGCCGGCGTATTTCTTCGAGATGTGATGGCCGGAAACGATTCCGTGGACATCGTGGTGTTCGGAGACAGCAACGCTGGATCGCCGGGAGTATGCGGGTACACCTACGGATGGTCTTCGGCAATGGCTGCGCTTGGAGCGCCGAATTACGCAACGCCGTTGCATCCATGCGATTCTGAAGATGGCGGAAATGAGCGTTACGGCGGGATGTTTATGCAGTGGAACGGGTACATCTGGAATGGAAGATCACAAGAGGATGTTGGATTTGTGTATTCGCTTACTAACCGGATTGCTGTCGCAAGTGATACAGATGCCACGGCTCTCAACACCACGTTCGACAATTTGTTTGTTCGGGAAAACACCGCTGTTGCTTCCTCATCCACGACGCTGCAGCTTGATGCTGGTGCGTCATCGGTGAATAACGCATACACCGGAATGTTCATCGGCATTTTGTCGGGTGCGGTAGGAAGCACGTACCCCTCCGGCTCCTCATTCAATTACGGGAAAATTACGGCATACAACGGCACGACCAAGACGGCAACAGTTAGCGGTTGGTCAGTAAGCACGCCAAGTAGTACGGCATCATTTGTGATTGCCAAAGCATTTTGGAAGCCAGCATCTTTCAATATTGGTGTTGCGTTTGTTCCGGCAGGCACAACCTACACATCATTTGGCGGCGGCACAAGTGTTCGACTGAATGGAGGTAGTCAACTTGCAAGCGGCCCAACTGGTGGTGCGGGGGTGTCTCTGCAATACCGCCTCGTGTATGGAAAGTTTGCTACGACTGGAGGCACGTTCCGACTTCGTGCCATGAAGGGAAGCAATACGCTTGTCGCAGGGAGCGCAAGCGACATCCCGACGAGCGGCGGCACCGGATATGCCACGGAGAAGCTTAACTTCAGCTCAACCAATACTGGCGGAGCGCCGGACCAGATGAAGTGTGCGTGGGACGGTTACAACACCGGAACGACATATCGAGTTACAGGGCCGTTTGCAGCGTTCTATCACTCGGTGATTCGCAGGAGTTATAAAGGATTCAGCGTAAGCTGCCTCAACTACTTTGGCGGCGCTACGACTGAATTGCTGGCCGATCTTGTTGAAGCTACGCCCAAGTACCTGGAGGCGTACCTGAAGGAACTTCGTGAGCGACAGATTGAAGCAGGTGGATCTGGGCGCGTTGTGTGGTGGCACAACAGCGGCATCAATGGATCGGAAACAGGATCGACTTGGACGACCAATGCCGCAAGAATCAGAGATGCAGTCTACAACGTGTGGGTCACAACGCTCGGCTATCCGGCAGCAGACCTGTCGTTCGTGATGTCCGTGACACACCCAGTCGTTGCGGGAGATCCCGGCGCAGGCACATGGGACACGGATCGTCCCGCAGTAGCAGAAGCGGCAGCAAATTGGGCGACTACGAATTCAAACGATGGAAAGAATGTCACGGTTGTGGACATTGCATCCATCTTGACGGCGCAGCAGATCAGGGACAGAAACCTGTATCAGAACCTGTCAAACACTCTCTATGCAGCGCATCTGCGAAGTCAGCCCACCGTCACGACAACGCCGACTTACAGTCCATCCACATTCACAGGTCTGTCGGACGCTGCTTCGCCGGATAATGGATACACCGTGATCACGACCGGAATCATTCGCAAGCTCATCGCCTGACATGGAAATAGACCTCAAGCCAACCGAAGAGATGGCTGGATAAGACATGACCGTAGAGCAGAACAACATCGTCAAGCTGTCGCTGCGCGATTGGGCCGGCATCATCGGCGTGGCACTCACGCTGCTGACCATTCTCGGCAGCGCATATCTCACGCACGATCGTTTGCTCATGCGGTTGGTCTCCCAGCAGGAGGCAATGAATGCGCGGCTGGACAAGATTGAGCGCCAGCTTGAGTCTCGCAACTAGCCTGCTGGTGGGGTGCAGCGAGCTCGCCAAGGTGAGCCGCAACGCAACTGCCATCCAGGCCGAGTCCCAGGCTCTCATCGACCACGGCATTGCCGTCGGCGACAAGGAGGTTGTGACTCGTGCGGAACGAATCAATGTCCTGGCTGGCGATATCCATGGCAGCATTCCTCATCTGGAGGACCGAACACCTGCTTGGCTATCGACGCTGTGGTGGGTTGCTGCTGCCGTGGCTCTGGTGGCTGCGGCCATCATCCTCTGGCAGACCGGACTCGGCACCGCAGTCCGCATCGCAATTGGCTGGCTTCCCCGAAAGAAGGTCATTGACGCGGACCTCGCTGCAGGAATGCTCAACCCTGACAAACCTGAGGATGCGCGCGAATACGTCGCCGCGCGGCGTGCATCCGACCCAGAGTTCGACGCTGCGTGGCGACGCCTTCACAAGAAAGATTCGCAATGATCCTCGCTGACTTCTCCTCGTTCCTCGGTTCCCTCTGGTTCGCCGGCATGCTCGCCCTGGTGGGCTTCGTCGGCGGCTGGTTCCTGTGCAAGAAGTACGGCTCAAAGCTCTGAGTGAAGCAAGTACTTCACCCAGCCGGACGACAATGAGTGCGCGGGCGGGTCGCGTGGTGCGCCGCCCGCGCACTCTCATTTCCATCCTCAGGAGACAACCTCATGCCACCCGAAACAGACACGCCCAAGGTCCCCACCAGCGGGGGCATGGAGGCAGCCGAATGGTTGCGTTACCACGGCCTCTCGCCCCGCACCGTGGGCATCCGCTCGTCCGACTACCGCTCGCTCCGCACCTGCCCGTTCACCTGGTACCTCTCGCGCCGCCTCGGCCTCGTGAAGGCATCCAAGTACAGCGCCGCCCTGTCCCGTGGATCGTGGGCCCACCTTGCCTTCGCCGCTTACTGCCTGCGCAAGGACCGTGAGGCCGCGCTCGAGATGTACGACAACGCCATCGACCTGCGCCTCGAGGAGCTGCGCCGCTACGGCAAGTCCGCCGGCCAGTCCCCCGAGCTGGTCCGCGAGATCCTTGCCCGCGAGGAGAAGGACGCACGTACCGCGTGGGCCTGGTTTTCCGCTGCCATCCAGGTCTCGTTCCGTCCCGACGGCGAAGGCCCCACCGGCAAGCTTGACGGGTGGCTGCGCGCCGTCAACGTCGTGGCCCAGGAACCGATGCTCCGGTACCAGGACTGCGTCATCCAGCCCGATGCGCTCATCACGTTCCCCAAGGATCCCGACACGCTGTGGATCGTGGACTTCAAGACCACGAGCGCAAGCCCCGTCGACCGATTGCAGGCGTGCCCCATCGAGTTCCAGACGCAGCACTACTTCCACGTCATGAGCCAACTGCCGCTCTCCGAGTACTCCGCCAAGCGGGTGGGTGGCGTCATCCACATTGCCGTGCAGAAGCCCACCATCGAGTTCGGCATGAAGGACCGGGCCTACACGCTGGACACCAGCCCGCTCAAGTCGGGTCCGCGCAAGGGCGAACCGCGCAACGAGAAGATCTATCTCGGCGAGCCCGACCCGCACTTCTACGAGGGTCGCTGCTACCAGTGGTATGTCGGCGAAGACGAGTACCTACATCTTGCGCCCGAGCGACTGACGAATCCGTGCGTCAACATTTCTTTCACGTCATCGACGCATTTGCTTGATTCCAAGCTGGTTTCGCAGTACAATTCGCGCCTCGAGTTCTGCCGTTCATATGCGAACCGCGAACCCTATCCGGACAACTTCGAGATGGGCGACCCGATTCAGGGCACTGGCACGCCGAGCGCGTACATGCCCTTCATGCTGACGGACCCGGTCGTGTGGCCGGACGTCGTGCGCGGCGAGAACTTCGTGCAACGGGACCGCGATGATGCGGTGCCCGAGGGAGACATCGCATGAGCAGACCCCATCCATTCATGCAGTTCGAGCAGGAGATCCTTGAGTCCGTCATTGCCCCGAAGATCGCGGAGATCGTCAGGCGCTGCGGCGAGAACATCGAGTCCCGCTCCTCGCTGCTCCTCCTCTTCAACGAGAACCACGGCACCAGCATCACGATGGCAACCTTCTCCGAGTGGTGCGAGAAGCTGAACATCAAGTTCGAACGGAAGGTCGTCGTGAGCATCCCCGGCTACCGGCCGGCTGCCCGCGAGGTCCAGCCCGTCAGCCAGGACTCCGCCGACGACTCGGTCGAGGCGCAGTTCGACGAACCAATCAGCATGCCGGATGTTCCGGCAACCTTTGCGGCAGGCGAGAGGATGGTCCTGCCCGGCGGTATGCGTGCACCCACCTTCCTCGACTAAGGCATCATCATGACACATGCCCTTGCAACCGGTAAGACAATTGCTTCCAAGTACCCTTCCCTCGGCTCTTCGGTGGTCACTGGCCGCGTCCCTCTTGGGCGCATGCTCGGCCTGGTTGTTGGCGAAGCGGGCGCTGGAAAGTCGTTCCTGCTCCAGTCCAATCCCAATGCCTTCATCATCAACCTCGACGAGACGCCGGCGGTCTGCCCCACCAGCGAGGCAGTGATGTGGCCGACGCCCGGTGCTGACGGTCGGGCGCAGGACGAGCGGGGCAACCCCATGGTCCTGTCGTGGAAGCTCGTCGAGGAGAAGCACAAGCAGCTCGTCGACCTTGCCGTTCGCAATCAGCCGCGCCCCGAGACCGTGGTCATCGACACGCTCGGTGCTGCCATCCGCCTGCTCCGTCCGCACATCGCCAGCCTGTACGGTCGGGAGAAGTTCACCGACGTCGACGGCCGGCTGGGATGGGAGCGCCTGTTCGACACCCTGATCGAGTTCGGCTCGTCGTTGCGCCGGCACGGTTACGGAGTCTTCTACATCGCGCACCTGTCCCGCAAGCACATCCCGCTCTCCGAGAACCAGCACGTCGAGGAGTACAAGATCCTCATCTCGGATGGCCTGTACGCACGCATGTTCCCCATGTTTGATCTGGTTGTCCCCATCACCACCACCTGGGATGTCGTTGAGGAATCACGCGAGGTCGAGGTGAAGGTCGGCGACCGCATCATTAAGAAGAACAACGTCACCAGCAAGAAGGTGCGGCAGCACTTTGCCACGTTCTCGAACCCCAAGCTCGAGGGCATCGCGAAGGTCCGCACCATGCAACCCATGGAAACCCTGAAGCTTCCCACCGAGGCTGCATGGGCAACCCTTCAGGCTGCTTACGATGCGGCGAACGCGCCCCGCTGACGCGGGGGGCGCGCTCGCCTTCCTTCTCACGTTCCGTGTTTCACTTCTCACCCTATTCGGAGTTTGCTATGCCCATTGACAACAAGGTCAAGACTGTCTTCGCCGCCCTCAACAACAACTTCCAGTCCGTTCAGGCCGACTCGGGTCTCGGCTCGCTCGGCTGGTGGCCGGAGGAGGGCAACCACGACTGCCTGGTCACCGACGTGAACATGCAGGACAGCACGTTCAAGCAGAAGGACGGGCAGACGTTCCCCGGCTTCGAGATCCAGTTCTCCTACCAGCTCATCAACGACCCCGGTCAGGACGAGCCGCGCCGCTGGATGGGTGCCCCGATCCGCCTCCCCGCGGACATGGGTGCCCTGACCGACAACGGCGCCAAGACCCGCGCCGAGATCGAGCTGCGCCGCCTCAAGGGCCACCTCACCACCTGCCTCCGCCGTGAGCCGCAGGACATCGGTGCTGCCCTGGCCGACCTGTCCCACCGTCTGGAAAACACCGACTCGGTGATTGCCGTGGTCGTCAAGTGCCAGTACGATACGGCCAAGGACGGCAAGCAGTACCGCAAGGAGTTCCTGCAGAAGGCCCTGTCGACCTGACCCACAAGCCCCACCAGCCGGGGAGGGGGAGTTCCCGCAAGGAGCCCCCTCCCCTCATTGGTGGGTACGAACCCCCGGATAGGGGCTCCGTGTCGATGAAAATCCACGGGGCCCTTTTACTTCTTACCTTTAGGATGAGGGTATGCCTTACGAATCTACGATCGTCGTCTCGATTCCTGACCAAGGTTCGTATCAGGACATCAAGGAACACATCTCCGCCTGCAACAGCCTTCACGGCATGGATCCTGACAGGTGGTCCATCTGCGTCACGAGCGAGGTCAACTCCTCGTGGGGCTTCATCTACTACACCCACCCATCGCCGGCCTTCCTTGACCGCATCAACTACAGCTGGCAGCAGCGCTTCCCAGACTGCGCCATCGAACGGGTGCACCGCATCACGCAACCGAAGTTCTTCGAGGATCTGATGGAGAAGACCGAGTCCGGCATCATCGGAATCGGCATGGTCCAGCACCTCGCTGACCTGTCCTCCAAGGGCATCACCACCACCGGCATGATCGACTGGATGCAGGACGTCCGCAAGGATTCCCTTATGATCATCGGCCAGCTGCAGAAGATCCGCGAAGCACCGTATGAACCTGGAAAGAGCGCAGAGACTTACCCTTGAGACGGGCTGGGCCCAGGGCCGTGGCGGACGCCTCGAGCACCAGCGCCTGTACCTGAACACCTCGATCCCCAAGGAGTGGATGCCGTCGCGCCAGCGCAAGCGCGGTACGTCCCACCTGTACACCTGCGAGTTCCCCACCAACCCTCGCCGCTGGTGGGCGCTCATACGGTACGCCATCGCCAAGGACCGCCCCGAGCCCGATGACCTGGTGGGGCCGCACGAAAGCGAGCCCTGGATCCTCCGTCCGGTCGCCAACACCTACACGCGGGTGTGGCCCACCGGCGAGCTGATCCACGTGTCCACGAGCATCAACCGCAAGACCGTCTCGCAGGTCGCCGCGGCGTGCCCCGGTCTCGATCCACTCTGGGTCGGATCGAGGTTCGTGGACCGGGCAGTCCTGGGTGCGGTGCGCTGGCACCACGTACCGGGGATCTTGGAGTTCTGGATGCCACTCAGCGCTTCGGTAGATTCGACCACACGTACATCGACCCCTGTTCCAGGGGCATCTGCGGGCCGAGCATGGCCTGCGGAACCGTTGCCTGCATGACGTCCCGATACTGCTGCTGCAGGTCCTTGTCCATCGACTGCAGCGTTCGGCCGGCGACGCTCTCCTCCCGGATACGCACGGCTTCCTTCATCTGCTGCTGCGTCACCGTCAGCGGCATCCCAAACTGGCGCTCGTAGTTCGCCTTGATCTTTGACGCCTTGGACATGTCGTTCGCCAGGACAGACGCAATCCACTGCCGCCTCAGATCCCGCATCTGGTCGCGGTTCTTCAGAAGGAACTGGGTCACCTCGCCCTGGTTCTGGAACCGACCCATGTCCGTGCCCATGCTCCGCAGGACGATGTCCGACCCGGAGTACATCCCGAGCAACCGGCTGTTCTGATCGAACACCGGCACGTTCCCCTCCGCGTCCGCCTGGTCCCACGCCGCGTACCGCTTCTGCAACCCGAGCGACTGCAGCGTCTCGCTCTTGGGCATCGCTCCCAACGCCCTGCTGATCGCTACGCCACCAGGCACCACGAGCGGAACCACGTCGCTCAGGATCTCCCGGTCCCCACCGGCCATGAAGGAGCGGACGCCCGAGTACATGGCATCTGCGAACGGGGGAACGGGCAGCATGAGCTGCTGGTCCTTCTCCACGTCGATGTCCGGGACGAAGCCAACGGCAAGGCCACGGCTCAGGTCCGCGCCCAGCATGTTCTTGCCCACCTCATACGCAATCGCCGACACGCCCAGCATCCGCAAGGTATCCACCGAGGCAATGCCAAACGGGCTCGTGACCTCCATGCCCAGCACGTTCCGGGTACCCCCCACCAGCCCAGGCATGGTGGCGATGTTGACCGCCGAGCGCACCGGGAACTGGAGGAACTGCCTGATCGCGGGGTTCCGCAGGTAGTCGGTGTAGAACATCAGCGGGCGGTTCAGCGGGCTGCTGCCGAACTGCATGGTCTCCACCGCCGACCGCGCTTCCTGGATGGCCCGATAGGGATCCAGCCGGCTTGAGCGCCCACCCGCCTTCCAGCCCTCTTCCGCCGCGTTCAGGACCGCGTTGGCCGTCGCCATCCGGTTGACCATCTCGGTCAGCTGGAACGGCTTCATGACCGCCTCGAACACCCCGCCCCCGCCCTGGGAGATCTGCGCCCCGAAGCCCGGCTTCTCGACCGCATCCCACGCATTGGAGATGTCCGAGATGTCCCGCAGGTTCACACGCACCCCGCCCGTCAGCGTGCGGTTCATGGTGCGGTCCATCGCCTCCTCAATCTGGGCCGGGCTCGCACCCTTGCCAAGCGCCACCCGCGCCTTCCCGTAGGCGTACATCTGCTCAATGGTCTGTGCATATGCACGGGCCGTATTCATGAACCCCATCTGGTGCAGGTTGTGCAGGGGCTGCAGCAGGTTGGTCAGCGCCGTGTTGAGGTTCAGGCCGATGGTCGACCCGTAGAAGATCCGGGCCACGTCGCTGCCGAAGCTCGTGGAGTCGCTCGGTGGGGTGCTGCCGTACCTCCGCATCCCACGAACGAACCGCTCTGCCACGCCGCCCTGCCGCTCGACCTCCTTGAAGAAGTCGCTGTTGGCGACGCTCAGCGCCTTCCCCCGCAACCAGCTGCCCATCGCCTTGGACGCCCCGTCCTCCACCGTCCGGTACCCAAACACCGCCGGCAGGACGTGCTGCCGCATCGCGCGCGCCACGTACCCATCCGCACCCGACTGCTCCTCGAGCGCCAGCATCTGCGTCTCGATCAGGTCGTTCAACGAGAACCCGCCCGCCGGCTTCGGCCCGCCCCCATACGGACGCCAGCTCGCGGGCATACCACCCTTCTCGCCGGTGGGGCCGGGGTACCGCACGTTCGTCCGCGGACTCGGGAAGTCCTTGAGCGCCGCCACGACACCCAGGTTCTTGAACGGGTCATCCGAAAACATCACCGCGTCCCGCGCACTCGACACGATGTACTTCTGCAGTGCAATGTCCGGTGCCAGCCTGTGCACCTTGTACGTCCCGCGCACGTCCATCCGCTGCTGGTTCATCACCCGCGACCGCGAGAAGTTGCGCGCCGCATTCAGCTCCTCGGTGTCCCCGTACCGCTCTGCCAACGACGCAAGGTCCTGCGGGTCCAGCGGGATCGCGTCCCGCACCCGGAACTTTGTGCGACCGGACGCCACGATGTCCCGCCCGAACCCCTCTAGGAACGAGCCCGGCCGGGAGAACTGGCTCGGCTCCACCTCGACCCGCGTCCCGCCGACGTCCCTGAAGACCGCCGTCGTGTTGCGCGGCAGGTAGTTCGGGTCGTCGACCAGGATCGAGTACGTGTCCGCGATGAGTTGCTCGATCTGGTCGGCCTTCATCCCGCGACCGGGGTTCTTCTTGCCGTACTCGATGATCGCGCCGGCAACCTCCTCCGTCAGGATGGAGTTCGCCGTCGCCGCCTCCTCGTAGTTGAACCGGCCATCCCGCCCAATCACGCCCTGCTTCTCAAGGTCGTTCCTAGCCCCTCGGGCGATCTTAAGTATTTTGGAGCGGTCGGCCTCGAACGTACCCGTTTTGCGGAACACGTCATCGTTTCCGTACAGCCGGACCTTCACCTCGGTCCGCATCCGGTCGACGCCGTCGATAAGCTCTTGCAGCCCGAACTCCTTCACGTCCCGGTTCAGCTGCACGATGTCCCCCACCAGCGCGCCGCGTTCCACGTCGATCACGTCGACGTCGATACCCGAGTGCAAGGGCGAGTCGCCCCGCACCTGGGTCTTCGGGTCCACGATCTGGAACGCCCGGTAGTTGCCCGACCGCCGGTCCTCGAGCGCGGTGCCGTCATGATCCGCGCGATCCATGAATGTCACGTCAGCATCAAAGCTCCCGTCCGCCTTCCTGGAGAACTTGATGTTGTTGCGGTTCTCCGCAAACGCATCTTGGTACTTCTTGAAGTTCTCCTTGGTGCCGACGTTCACCCACTCCTTGTGCAGCTTCCCCGCCGAGTCCTCCCAAGTCGTAAGGATCTCGTAGTTCTTGGGACGCACGCCAGCCACGAACTTGAAGTTCGACTGCTTGTCCCAGCCCGACAACTTAGACTGCAATGCCAGACGGATCGTCACCAGATCCTGCTCGACCGCCGCATTCGGAGCCATCGCTGGGTCAAGGCTCTTCACCTCAACGCCATGCTTGTCGCTCAGGATCCTGCGGATGCGGTCTACGCCCGGTGATACGTGCCGGCTGAACTCCTTCTGGTACCGCTGCATCTCGCCGGGAATCGACTCAAGCAGTGCGGGGATCGGCGTGTTGCTCAGTTCCTGGGACGCGCTCAAAGCACGAATCGACCGCAGGAACGGCCACTTCGCCATGCCCCACTCGCCGTAGGCCCCACCAGCCATGCCACCGGTGAAGAAGCGGCCGGACCTCGCAAAGTTCCTCGAGGCCATCGCCCCGCCGGAGACGAACGCCAGCCAGGTCAGCGGGTTGGCAAGCACGTCGATGGCCGTATCCACGACCGGGTTGCCACCCGCCGACTTCTTCAACTCGTCCGCATACGAGGCGCGCTCACGAGGCGACAGCGCCGCAGGGTCGAATAGAGCCCTGCGGACGCTGTCGGTTGTCGCAATCCCGTTCCCAAGCTGGGTCAGGATGACGGCCGGCTTGTCATAGATCCGGATCGGATCAAACACCCGTCACCTCCCATCACACAGGACGGTAGGTGATGAGGACGCCGCAAACGGAGCTGGCATTGGTAGCGGTCGACGGAATGTTGAAACCAACCCATGCGCCGGCCGGAATGGTCGGGGGAAGCGCGTCGCTGTCCTGCGCATCAATGGGGCACACATTTGCCTTGCTGGCAACGGCGGTTACGGCAGTCGTTGCAAGGGCAGTATTGAGCGTAGTCACGGGAGTGACGGTTCCGTCAATCGCACGGACATCGTACGCGGCGGTGTAGGTCACGCCGCCAACCGTCACGTTTCCGCTGACCACGGACATCGCCATGATCTTGGTCGGGCGACTGGTGTAGAAGCAGCGGAAACCGGCAGCAGTGCTGGTGGGCATAGTGACACCAGCAGCGAGCGGGCTAAACTCAATAAACGTAGTGATGTCGGTGGGACGGATCTCGGTGGAAGAAACAAGTGCCATGTGGGTGTCCTGTGGTGGGGTGTGCGATTACTTGGGACGGGAACGGAAGCGGACCTGGACGGAAGCGCGACCGCTGCCGATGGTTCCGGTGATGTCGATGAGGAGCCAGTAACCCTGGGGAATCTTGTTCTCCGAGTTGCTGATCGCGGTCGAGCCGGTCGAAGACGCGTAGGTGGTTCCGGCGATTGCCGTGCGAACCACGCCGTCGGTCGTCAGAACCATGGTGTCGCCGGCAACAACGTTCGCGGTGTCGATGTTGGCAAGCGCAACAACGCTGCCAGCTGCGGTGTTGGTCAGGTCGCGAGTCACCTCGAACGACAGGACCGCAGCCGAGCCGCCGACCGCATGGATGCCGACGACGATCTCATCGACGTACAGGTCGCGGTCTGCGTACAGCAGGATGGTGGGGTCGTGCGGCGCGGCAGCCGCGTTGGGGAACACCGTGACCTGGAAGTCATCGGGGTAGTGCTGGGTAACGAGAGAGTTTTCGCCTGCCATGTGTGTCTCCTGGTTCCTTTGATGTTACTGACCGAACTGGCCGTTTGCCATGGCCATTCCGAGTTGATTGAGAAGATCTGCGCGGGGCGCCCCGCCGATCACAACCGCTCCCTGCGGCAGCACGCGACCCGTCGCCGCACGCATGTACAGATCCGGCGCCTCCATCTGGAGCTTTGCCAGGTTCTGGTTGATGCTCATCTGCACCGCCTGCTTCTGTTCCTTGCGGCCCAGCAGGTTCAGCATGTCCTGGCGGGCTCGCCGGCGGAGCATCTCCTGCTCCCGCTCCTCAGCCTGCCGCAGCTCGCCCGACCCCTGGATCATCTTGCCGATCAGGGCCCCACCCGCCAGGGCGCCAATGCCGGCAAGTCCGCCCCGGACGCCGCCGATGTTCTTGCCGTACCGAAGCCCAAACCGCACAAGTGGGTTCCGGGCAGTTGGCATCGGGATCTCGGGAAGCCCCTTGAGTGCCCCACCAACCGCAAGACCCGCACGGCGACCGGCACGACCAAGCGTTCCACGCAGTTGCTCTGCGGTCCTTTTGTCCTGACCAGGTCGGCGACGTGCAGCACCGATCTTTGCCATCTCCTCCAGCCGGTACTTGCGGAACTTCTTGCGCTCCGCGTAGTCCTCCGGAAGCTCGATCTCCTTGCCGCCGATGCGCACGCCCCTCGGGGCGCGGCGCAACAAACGCGGATTGTCAAGACCCTCGGAATTCGCAACTACCGGATCACGCATCATCAATGCTGCTTCAGCGCGCTGCTCAAGCGTCATTTCGGGATTCAGTCCCTGGTCCTCGCGAACAGCGCCGATTGCCTTGCGATTTGCGGCAAGCGCGGCAGCAACCCTCGGGTTTCTTTCAAGAACAGAGAGAGTGGCGCCCAATTCAGAAGAGCGAATTCTTTCAATCAATTCAGCAGCGCCCGGACTCAGAGATTTTGCAGCCGCTGGATTGGCAGCAATCTCCTGAGCAATCTCAAGGAAAGACTTGTTTGACGGCTGGGCTTTAGCCACCGATGATCCCCATGATCTCGTAAGGAGTCAGCTGGCGGGGAGACTGAATCTGTCGCAGACGGGTCTCTTGGCCAGCAAGCAGGCGATCAAGTTCGTCACCGCTTTCCGAACGCGTCAGACCCTCAAGCGCACGGTTCTGCCGGCGCGCAAACGAAACGTCTTCACCAGTCTGCCGCTGGTCCTCGAGCAGGTCGTACATGCCCTGCTCCTGCTGGGGCATCATCCCGCCGGCAACGCCACCCATGTCACCCATCGGGGAGACGCCACCCATCTTGGCCATCTCCTCCTGCTCGATCTTTCGCTGCGTCTCCAACTGATCACGCATCTGGTCCTCGCGGCTTCCGTAGATCAGCCGTTCCATGACCGGATACGCCAGCGTACCAATGACAAGACCGGGAAGACCAAGGCGACTTACGCCACCCATCAATCCGCCAAGCACACTCTTCTTCGCAATCTCACCAGCGGGATTTGCGGCAGGGGGAGCAGGAGGCTTCTGGCGAGAACGTCTCTTGGACTTCCTCGACCTTCCTGATTTCTTTTCGGACGAAGCGCCATTGATGCCCTTCATCGCTTCGACCATGCCTTGTTCTGCGTATTCGCTTGCCATCAGAGGAACTCCACGGTATCGGATGGGTTCAGGATAGACGACATCTCGGCGGGCACAAGCACTCCGACCGTGCAGTTCCAGGTCTTTCCGTCGCGGTGAATCAAGAACGCCGGCTCCCTATGCCGCCACAACGGGTCATTCCGCAAACCCCACAGCCAGCCACGGACGGCTCGCTGAGGCGGTTCCTCGACAACCCACCGGCGGGTGGGGGTCCCACAGTCGTAGAACAGGACACCCCGCTCCGCACCCCACTCCAGCACGTCCCCCGCGTCCGGCGTCACCACCGCCACGCCCACGTCCTGGACGCTATCGAAGGCCAGACGGACAGCCTCCTTCCAGCGGTTCACTTCATGGACCTCAGCTGGTTAAGCAACACCTCGATGTCCTTGCTCGATTCGTCCTTGAGCATCCGCTCAAGATCCATCTGCTGAAGACCGATGTCATCGCCACGCCTGGTCTCGGACACGATGCTGCGCCGGATCTGCCCAAGCGGATCAGCGCCGATGCTCTCGAGATCGCCAAGCCGGGTATCAGCCAAGATCGCGTCCCGAAGCAGGTCGTCCTCGGTGCCCTTGTACTGCTGCACCAGGCCGGCAAGATCGCTGCGGTTGATCCGGCCCCCACCAGAGATGGCGCGCTCGATGTAGGTCACCATCGCGTCCATGCCGGCAAGGTCCTGGCCCGGCAGGTTTGCGGCTGCCGTGCGGGCGCGCTGCTGCATGGTGTCCACCATCTTCAACGTCGCCTCCAGCGCAAGCCGCTTGGGCGAGTTGGGCTCGGTCTCCTCCATCTGCTTCATAATGGAAGTCCGGCTGAACGGCGAGCCCTCATCCGTTCCGTCCAGCATGTGCGCCGTCGACAGCATCGCCGACCGCATCACCTCCGGCGACACACCCAGCTCCCCGAGCTTCTGCAGAAGTACCGCCTGGTCACCGGGATCGTCGCCCATCTTGACCACCGACTCCATCACCTCACGGATAGCGTCCGGAGCGATCTTGTCGCCGGTCTGCTCCGAAATAGCGCGCGCAAGGTTCTTCGACAGCAGCATGTTTGCCTTGCTGCTGACCGCGCTGTCGTCAATGTCGATGATGTTCCGGGCGCCCTTCTCCGGGTCATACCCGACATTAGAAGCCACGACACCGTCAGTCCCGGTAATGCCGGCAAGCCCAAGAGCAGTAGTCTTCAGCGTATCCCAGAAATCACCAGTACCGGAAAGAGCATTGACCGCAGACTGACCGACACCAACCTCTTTGAGAAGGTCATATCCAATCGACTCCTCAAAGTTCTCAACGCCGTAGCCGCTCTTGCCAAATATCGAAGAAAACCTGCTAACTGAATCCTTGCCAGAGTTGATCATGTCCTCGTACATCCGGCTTGTGGCCGACTTGGCCGACCGGCTGCCGATGGCGCGCTCGTCCGCATTGGACTTGCGCATCGTTTCGCGAACCTCGCCCGCCTGCTTGAGAAAGCGCGAGAGCGCCTCCTGACCCTGGGTCTCAAGGATCTTGTATGCGCCGACCTTGCCGCTGATGTCTGCTGCATCCTTTCGGAGCTGCATGAGTTGCGGCGCAAGGGACTCGCGGCGCTGGGCGTTGGCCTTGGCAAACTCAAGCTCGGCGATCTTCAGCTGCTTGTTGCGCTCAAGCATCTCCGTCTGAAGCTGCTGCTGGAACTGCTGGCTGTCCTGCTGCAGCTTCATCCGGCTCTCGCGTTCCTCGCGGCCCTCCTGAAGATTCTGCTGGAGCTGCTCGCGACCGAACTGCAACTGTTCGCGTGCGAGACCCTGCCCGCCCTGGAACCGCTGCATGTCCTCTGCCGCACGACGCTCGTCCGCCTGCATGCCCTGCTGGGCAAGCTGACGCTGCTGCTGCAACTGAGCAAAGCCAAGACCCTGGCTCGGCTGCTGCGCTCCAAACATAGCCGCGCCTGCCGCAGCGCCCTGACTGACTGCACTGGTTGGTTCGTATCCGTCTGCCATGGTCTCTCCTTAAGCGAATATTGATCCCGGAACGCGATACGGGGACGGACGTCCGACGGCCGACTGGTTGTTTCGGTCGGCGTAACCGCCAAATCCGGGTTGCCCCACCAGCCCCGCCATGCGGCCAGCGAACGGTCCCGTAGTCTCCGTACCGGGCCGCATGCCCTGCGCGTTCATCATCGCCAGGATCGTGTCAGCAATGTTCGGCGCACCCAGCGGCATCTGCATGGCAATCTGCGCGCCGGCGGTGTTCCCGCTCAGGTTCGCGTTGATCGCCTGCGCCATCGCCGACTGCGCGAGGCTTGCCGCAAACTGGCTCTGCGCGTTCATCAGCTGGTAGCCGGCCTGCGCCGACTGCATGCCCATGCCCGCAGCCTGCATGCCGACACTGGAGGTCAGTCCAGCGCCTTGCATCTTCAGGCCGGCAAGCGCGTTCTTGGCCTGCAGCAACGAGTCCGCAGCCTGAGCATCCGCCTGCGCCGCATACGTCGAGGTCTGCTGGCGCATCGTGTTGTTGAGCTTGTCCATCTCGACCTGCTTGTCCTCGTCGGACAGGTTCGGGTTGGACATGATCTGGTCCTTCGCGCCCTGGAACTGCGACTGAATGCCGTTCACCCCACCAGCCACAGTGTCCTTGCGGAAGAACTCCTGCTGCTCAATGGCACGAGCCATAGTTCCCGTCGCGCCCTGGACATCCTTACGGGCCTGGCTGGCAACGCCCTTTGCGGCGCCCGCCTCCTTCATCATCCGTTCCATGCCCTCGCGCGCAACGTCCATGCCCTGCTGGCCGGCCTGTCGCGCCATGTCAACGCCCATCATCCCCATTGCCGGGATGCCGCGAAGCCCTTCGAGGAAGCCGCCCATGGTGTTGCCCATTTGCTGCCGGGCGCCCGCCTGGTTGGCGTAGTCTCGGGCAAAGGCCTCTGCGAGAAAGTCGCCAGCAGCCACCCCGCCGGGATGCTGCTGCCCTCCTCCCATGCCAAACATCTGCGACATCGGCTGTCCGGGCTGTCCGCCCTGCGGCTGCGACCTCTGCTGCTGCGGCATCTGCTGCATGTAGTTGCGCAGCTGCGACATGAAGTCGTTCTGCTGCCCCTGCTGAGCGCCCTGCTGGAACCGCTGACCGTACTGCTGCGGACCGCGCTGCCCGTACTGCTGGGAAGGCACGCGGCTTCCGGCCTGGCGCAGACCACCGAGCGACCCGCCGTGCAGTTGCACCTGGCCGGGGTTACGCTGCTGCTGGCCGCCCTGGTTCATGAAGGCGGTAGACCAATTGAATGGGGAGTTAGGCATAGGAATTCTTGTTCCTCTCGGTCTCAAGGATACGGCCGCGCACGTTCATGGCAAGCAGCCTGAAATTCAGTCCGACCACATGCGCCAGGAATTCCACGCTCTGGTGGGGATTCAGCTGGCGTGCAAATGCGGAATGGATGGGCGACGGCCCATCGACGATGCTGATCACCGAGGTGGTCTTGGAGGGATTCACGGGAGTAGACGACTGCACCGGCACGAACGAGTCGCTGACGTAGTGGTTCGCGTACCACCTGCCAAACGCCGCGTTCGAGTTCGCGCCCTGCCCCGTCACCGCACCCGAGTACTGGACGCCGCTCATCAGTACGCCAAGCGACGAGACTTCCTTGTTGCTGTAGAAGCCAGATTCACCACCAGCGCCAGGCACGTTGGCGGTCTGTACCTTCAGCACAACCGGGTTGATGCTGATCACCAGGTCGGATGCCGATATGTCAGCCACGTCGTCCTTTGACTCCGAGATGAACCTGCAGTACACGATGTTCTCGGTGGCGTTCGTGTCGTACCCGATCACCTGGTAGTACTGGCTCGAATACGTGTCCATGCCTACCGAGCCGTTTGCCCCGTGCACGTACAGGTAGGCACCCATGATTCCCCAATCGGGAGTCCAGCCGTTGGTCCTCTTGCTCCACGAGAACTCGTAGTAGGTATCAGGTCCGATGACCACGCTGTTCGTGCTCTTTGTCACGATGTTGCGGTCGCAGTCACCGTCGATTATCCCGTAGTGAACGCCCTCGAACACGTTGGAGGAAGGCGGGAGATTGACCTTGTCAAGTCCGTCATCGCTTGCGCGCATCAAGCGCGGCCTGTAATCGGTCACGTTGATGGATGCATCGTCAACCAGATCCGGAGAATGCAGGAACAGCGCGCAATCCTTCAGCGCCCCACCAGCAGATCGAGGGAAGAAACCGCGAGCGCACTTGCGGAACGGAATCCAGTGCATCTCGCTGCACACGCCGCTCGAGAACCACAGGCACACAGCCTTGTTGTTCACGGGATTCAGGATGTAGAGCGCCGTCGTGTCTGGATCGTAAGCCATCGAGACGCGCGCAAGATCCTCGGTCCAGCTCTTCGAGATGAGCCAGTCTAGCGCGCCAACCTCGTCAAGCCGGCCGTCCGGATACACCGCACGCACGCCCTGCTTCGTGACGTAGTACACGATGGGTCCGATGGTCGCAGCCGCATACGGGCCGGTCACGCCGTACCCGTTGTGTGCCGTGCTCACGCGCACGAACGCGCCGTCACGCAGGATAAAGAACACCCGGTTGTTCGAGAGTCCAAGCAGGATCTGACCTGCCTGGTGGAACGCAATCGGCACGTCGCCGTACATCTCCGGGTTCCACCTGGCCTTCGGCGCAAACAGCTCGTACGAGCCATCGGTCGCACTCGACCAGCGGATTTCGCCCACCGAGCGCATCTGGTCGTCGATGTCGGGGCTCTGCCCGCTGATGTCGCTGGCGTACAGCTGGCCCTGGAAGGACGCAATCGCACCCGCAAACGGCACGCTTGAGTAGAAGGACGGCTTGTCCTGGAACGTGTCCTGCATCACCAACTGCCGGTCGTCCTTCTGCACCGCATACGCCCACGCAGTCGCATACGAAACCGATCCCGTCCTCGAGTTGACCGGATAGTCCGTTGCCTTGAACGTCGCCTCGAGCTGCAGAATGCCAGCCGTGAAGATGCCGGACGCGCTGGTATTGCGCACGCTCCGCCAGATCTTCACCGTGTCGTACTTCGCCGTGTCGACAATACCAGTTACCGTGAACTTGCGGTTGACGCCCGTGAAAGTCACGGCCACCGAATCGCTGAGCTGCGACCGGCGCCCGCTTAGGCTGTCCTCGAACTGCACCGCAAACGCGTAGTCGCCCGCCTTCTGCGCGGTCGCGGTTCCCCAGCGCGCACTCGTATCCGCCCAGTTGGTGGGGTTCGATCCGGTTGCAGTCGATGAATACACCACGAAAGAACCAGGCGGATTCGGTGGACTAACTACAGCGCCAGGATCAGGAAGCTGCGTTGTCGTAGTTGTATACGCAGTGCTGACGGAC